GCGCTAGAAATTGCCCGAAATATTGAGCAATCTGTTGCGGTAATATTTAGAAACCGTGCCAAGTTAATTGCACGAACGGAAATGGTAACTGCAACCAATGTGGCCGCAATGGAGTCCTCTAAAACGTCGGATTTCATGTACGAAAAGAAATGGATTCCAGCGACCGACACGCGCACGCGACCTGACCATGCAGAAATGAGGTCTAAGCCTTGGATTCCATTTGACGAAAATTTTATTGTTGGCGGCGTACAAATGGGCCAACCAGGTGACGCCTCAAAAGGTGCTGGCGCCGATCAAATATGTAATTGCCGCTGCAAGGTTGTATTTAGAATAATGCGAGACGTTGACGGCTTACCAATGCGCAAATGATTGCTTACGTTATCAACTTAGATCACCGCAAAGACAAATGGCGGTCCTCAATGAATGAGTTGGCGCCTCATTTTAATTTAGAAAGGGTAAGCGCAATTAAACACGAATGGGGCTGGCTTGGATTAGCAAAAACGTTTAAAAAAATATTTCAAGAATGCGAGGGAGACGTTTTGATATTTGAGGACGATGCAACGTTTAGAGGTTGGGCGACTAATTTACAAGACGCAATTAATGACTTGCCAGCAGACTGGGATATGTTGATGCTTGGGGCTAATATAAAAGATTCAAGAATTGACCGAATAAGTAAGCGATTGGTTAGGACCTACGGCGCTTGGACCACGCACGCAATACTCTACTCGCATCGCTTTGCAAAGGAAATGGCCCAATTGGATTTGGATATTCCAATTGACGAATATTTTAGGACAAAAGTCCATCCACGGGGCAACAGTTATATTTGCGTGCCGTTCCTTTCATTTCAGCGCCCAAGCGAAAGCGATATTGAGGGAGGTTATAAAAATTATACAAGCCTTTTCGAAGAAAGCGAAGCCAAAGCAATGCATTTCATTAATCAATAATTTTATAGGTTTGCTTTTTTTTTATAGCCTTTTATTTTTACAAAAAAAGACGCAATGATTTACAAGAATATAAGCCAGGGAATAATCGAAGACGTTGACGATGTTAAAGGCATCGTGACTGGTTATTTTTCTGCATTTAATAATATTGATTCGGACGGCGACGTAATCGTTTCGGGCGCCTACAAAAAGACTGTTGCCGAAAACGGACCAATGGGACGTAACAGAATCATGCACCTTTTGCAACATAACCCTTTAATGCCATTGGGTAAGCCTACGGAATTAATGGAAGACGCAAAAGGATTGCGCTTTACGTCTAAGATTACCGAGACCAGTTACGGCAAAGACGTAATAAAACTTTATGCAGAGGGCGTTTTTAACGAGCATTCAGTTGGGTTTGAAATTATTAAAGCCGACAACAAAGCTGGTTACCGAGAAATTCGAGAGATTAAACTATGGGAAGGATCAACAGTTACATGGGGAGCCAATCCAAATACGCCGATTGAGTCAATGAAATCATGGGACAAGCCAAAAAGCGAGGAAATGTTGGCTAAGTTTTGCAACATTTTGCGCAATGGGGACCTTACCGACGAGGGAATGATTCAACTTGAAATAGGATTAAAACAACTAGAAAACCATCTAAAGGCTTTGGAGTCAGTCCAAATTGTAGAATCCGAGGAAACTCAATTTAAAAGCGAAGAGGACCCGACAATAGCATTGGCTTTGGAATTTGAATACTACCAAAAACTTAAAAAATTTATTTAAAACAAAATGGAAGCAATTAAATCACAATTGGACTCTGTATTGGCTAAATTGGAATCAAACGAGGCTTTGATTTCCGACGTAAAGTCAATGAAAGAAGCTGGCGAAGAATTTAGAAAATCTCTAAGCGCTGAAACCGCAAAACTAAACGAAAAAGCAGACGCGCTACAGGCTCAACTTGACGGCGTGGATGCACGCACCCAGGCTGGTTTTTCTAAGGCTGCAAAAGGTTATTCTTTTTCTAGCGAACTAGAGAAAGCGTTTAACTCTGACGCATTCGGAAACTACAAAAGCGGAAACGCTAACAAAGTAAAGTTGGACCTTGAATTGAAAGGCGGCGACATGACAATTGGAAACTCCTATACTGGCGAAGTTATCCCAGCAGAAAGAGTTCCTGATTTGAAGTTTACTCCAAACAGAAAGGTAAACGTTCGTCAATTGTTGCCAGTTGGACAAACCTCTAGCAACCTTATCCGTTTCGTGCGTGAAAGCGCTTACGACAACGCTGCTGCACCAACCGCTCAGGGTTCACCTAAGCCTCAGTCCGATTTCGATTTGACTGCGGTAGATCGTTCCATCCGTACAATCCCTACTTTTATGAGATTGACAAAAGAAATGTTGGACGATACCCCAGGTCTTATCGCTTACCTTTCTAGCCGTGCGCCAAGCAAATTGTTGAACGTAGAAGATACTCAACTTTTGTACGGAAGCGGTATTGGTCAGAACTTGAACGGTTTTGCAACTGACGGGTCTGCTTGGACAACTGTTAAATTTGGAACTCTAATTAACAGATTTGACGTACTTGCTGCAGCGGTTGTTCAAACAACTAAAAACGAATACGCGCCAAATGCAATCATGATTAACCCATCTGACTATTTGCAGTTGGTATCTGTTAAGGAAAGCACTGGATCTTACATTATTCCATCTTACGTTACCATGTCAGCTGGTCAAATGTTTATCTTGGGCGTTCCAGTTTACGCAATCAATGGCGTTGTTGCTGGCGATTTCTTTGTTGGAGACTTTGCACTTGGTTCCCAGTTGTTCGTTCGTCAGGGCATCACGCTTGAATTCTTTGAGCAAGACGCTGACAACGTAACTAAGAACTTTGTTACTGTACGCGTTGAGGAAAGAATTGCACTTGCAGTTTACACTACTCAATCAATCGTTTACGGATCATTTGCAGCCGCTTTGGCTAACGGTTCCGCAGTATAAGTAAAATAGGTGTTTAGTTTGATTAAGGCCCCGACAAATCGTCGGGGCTTTTTTTTATTTATCTAAAAATCAATACCTTTCAACGAATCAAAAATAAAAAACATGAATATCGTTTTTTTTGTACACGCTTGGGCTGGAACTCATAACTCGGGCGCCGAGTGGACCGTTCAGCATTACGCCAAATATTTCCACCAAAAAGGCTGTAATATTGAGGTGATTTTACCCGAGGGCCAAATTTATCCCGACGGCGAAAAGTTTAGTTTTATCAAGTTTATTACTGGCTATTATTCAAACGACTTTTTTTTAGCCTTACAAAATGCAAGCGTAATATTTACGCATTTAGATAATACAGGCGTTGCAATTAATTGGTCAAGACAATTTAAAAAGCAATTGATTTTTTTAAGTCACAACGATTCCGATTATAGAAACGTGCGATTTAAAGCGCAAAACATTCACGTTGTTTATAACAACAAGGCAAACGAAAAGAATGTACAAAACGGGCCTTACCCAAATGCGTCGATTGTTTGCAAGCCTCCCATTTTTCCTGAGGACGTAAAATATAACCGCAAGCATGGGCAATACATTACCCTAATAAATTGTAACGAAAATAAAGGCGGCCAAATATTAATCGAACTGGCAAAGCGATTGCCTAAGCGTAAATTTCTTGGCGTGCTTGGTAGTTATGGCGAGCAAATTATGGACGACACTCTAAAAAATTTAAAGTATGTTGCGCAAACGCCTGACGTGCATTTGATTTATGGCAAAACAAACATTGTGCTTGTTCCATCGTTTTATGAGTCCTATGGACGTGTAGGTTTGGAGGCGGCTATTAATCGACTGCCAGTTATTTGCACACCAACAGACGGATTAAAGGAATGTCTTGGCGCTGCTGGCCTTTACTTTGACCGCGACGACATTGAGGGAATGGCTGCAAAGATTGATGAGTTAATGAGTGACGAGATACTTTACGACTTTCACCAAAATATAATGAGAAACCTTGCAGAGGAACGCCTTAAATACCAAGACCAAGAACTAGAAAGATTCTTTAATTTTATCGTTGACAAAGCAAAGAAACAATACAATGAGTGATTTACTATATACGCCAAGCAATGGCAGTTTTACAGGATACGCCGTACAACTAAGCACGGGAGCCGTGACCGAGCCAATTACTTTGGCAGAGGCTAAAGAATACGCAAGAATTGACGGATTTTCTGAGGATGCGCTAATTACCAGCCTTATAAAAATGGCGCGAGTACATTGCGAGTCATACATGGGCAAAAGCATTGTTTTAAAGACCGTAACAATTGACTCGTTTACGTTTCCATATCAATTCCAAATGCCATACGGACCGCTAACCAACGAGGCAAATATTAGCAAATGCGTAACAATTGACCAAAACAATGTTGAGACGCCTTTACAATATCGCGTAAATGCTGGATTATACCCTAAGTTGTTTATTCTTGGCGGCGCTCAGTCGTATAAATTTAAACTGGTTTATACGGCTGGATTTACCACCGTTCCTGAGGACATTAAATTGGCCATTAAAATGATGGTAAACACGCTTTACGAACGCCGCGAGGATTTCAGCGACTTGCAAGCCATTGAATCACCTTTGGGAGTTAAAGCGTTATTAATGCCTTATAAAACTTATAACTGGTTTGGCGCGTGAGAACAAACAAAGAAATTAAATCGGGCGATTTACGCGAACGAATTTCGTTTATTAATCCAAGCCTTTTTGGCGATGGTTACGGCGGCTTTTATTCGCAACCGACGTTAACTTATACTTGTTGGGCAAAGGTTACTAACGTAAGCGGACAGCGTCAAAATAGCGAGGATCAAATGGTAATTAAAAACCAATGGGAGTTGCTGATTAGAGACAATCCTTTGGTTACACTTACTAAGTCTATGCACATTCTTTACGCTGGCAAAACGCTTGTAATTAGCGAAATAGTTGACGTTTTAGAATATGACAGAATTATTAAAATAATAGCAATTGAACGCGTTTAAATGTTAACCATTGAATTTAACAAGCAAAGCCTAAACGCCTTTTATAAGTATTTAAAAAACTTAGAGGGCGACGTTGCCGATTATGTCCGCGCGGAAATAGAGGACTCAATGCTTGCTATTGAAAGCGGCGCGGCAAGCAATGTTGCGGTTGATACTGGCGCCCTAAAAAATAGCATTCAATCAATGCCCATAAAAGTAAGCAAAAACCAGGTAACTGGCGGAGTGGAGGTTGGGGCAAATTATGCGCCTTACGTTGAGTTTGGAACGGGAACTAAGGTAAAGGTCCCAAGCGAGTTAAGCAACTTTGCAGCACAATACAAAGGCGCTGGAGTTAAAGAAGTGAACTTGCCAGCAAGGCCGTTTTTTTATCCTGAGGTTTTTAAGCAACGCACGGAATTGCCAAAAAGAATTGAGCGCACGTTAACGACATTAATGAATAAAAAACAATGAGAAATATTAAACTATTTGTGCGCAAGGCTTACTGGACGGCTTTAAACAATACAATTACCTATAAAACTGTTCCTGTCCCTTGTTACGACACTTTTGCGCCTGACAATGCAATTTTCCCTTATATCTTAATAGGAAATCAAACGCAAGAGGACGACAAAGACAACCAGGAGTTTAATTATATTACAACAATCACTTTGGACGTTGTAACTGCTGGCATTGCGCCTTTTGGACGAATGGACGCCGACACAATAGCCGACCAAATTTTGCAAATTGTTTGCCGTTATCCCGAAAACTATTTACCGCTAGACGTTGGCAAAATCGTAACTGCAAAACTTGTGCAGCAAACTAGCCTTTCAAGTATTACCGACACAAACATTGTGCATCGGGAAATTTTGACGATTGAAAATTGGATTGATGGCTAAGGTTAACGGCTCCGCTTTATTTGTAACTGTTGGACTTGACCGCGTGGCCAAGTCTACGGCTTACAATTTATCTGCAGAAATGAGCCAGTTGGATAAAACCAGCAACGAATCGGGTTTTTTTACAGATCACGTTTCGCGTCTTGGGTCTTGGTCACTTTCTAGCGATTCGCTTTACATCCAAGACGGATTTTCCTTTGGCGATTTATACAACGCTTATATTAACCGCGAGCGCATTTATTTATCGGCTGGACAAGAAGACAATTTAACATTTATTGGCTTGGCAACGATTGAATCATTGAGCCAATCGGCGCCAATGGAGCAAGCCGCAAGCATCACGGCAACATTTAAAGGCGTTGGCGGTCTTTATCCAACCATTTTACCAGCCGAGCGTTTTATTATCGACGAACTATTCGAAATTATTATTGACCAAGACGGAAACTTTTTGGTTTATACTTAAATTTTATTGTATTGCATTTTTTGCAAGTCCTTTTATTTTTAAAAAAAAATAGAATTAACCTCTCAAAAATATGGCTACTACTGGCAAATTTAACGGCACGCTACTAAACGTTTACCTTAATAACGTAATGATTGGCTGCGCCACATCTTCTGAACTTTCTGTAAACGTTGACCTTGCAGATGCAACTTGCAAAGACGACGGAGGTTGGGCAGATCACATCGCTGGTCTTCGCGATTGGTCCGTTTCAACTGACGGATTGGTTGCATTTGACGATACCAACAACGTTGGCGACATTTACACGCTATTAAGCGGTCGAACTGTTGTGGCTTTGAAATTTACTACCAACGTGACTGGCGACTTGGTATTTTACGGAAATGCATCTGTTGCTTCAATCAGCGTTTCCGCTGAAATGGAAGCAGCGGTAACTTATTCCGTTGAATTTACTGGAAAAGGTCCTTTACTAAAAGCCACCGTAGTACCAGCATCTACTTAATTTCTATTATATTAGGCCCATGAATCACACAGGCCGAACTATAATAACAATCAATGGCAGCACCTATTCCGTTAAATTCGGGATGGGTGCTTTAATGCATTTTAGCGAAACGTTAGGAAACGACGTGCAGCAAACCATTGAACAACTGACAACGCCAGGCGTTGGTCAAATTAAAGCAATTGCAAAGTTTATTTACTCCGCTTTGTACGTCGATGCGATTTACCACGACAAAGAATTTAATTTGGACACAATGGATATTATTGACTGGGTCGATTCAAATCCATCTGACCAGGTTACCAATGTCATGGTTGTAATTATGCAAGGTATTAGCGCAATAACAAAAATTGAGTATCCTAGCGAAGACGCTGGCGAGTCAAAAAAAAAATAACATTTAGAGACGTTTGCCATTATGCCATTGGGGAGTTGGGAATTAATCCTAACTCCTTTTATTTTATGTCATTCGCCGAGTATCAGTCAATTGCCTACGGTCACCAAATAAGACAAAGCAAAGAGGAGAATTTATTTAGGACGCTTTGGGTGCAGTTAAATAATGTAAACGTTACGAAAAAATCGGACCTAATTAAAAAGCCTGATAAATACTGGCGCATTCCTTTATTAGACGCAAAACCTATTGTTATTCCGACCGCTGAGGAAAAAGCCAAGGCTTACGAAATTGGCAAACAATGGCAAAACCTTAAATTTGAAGAAGAAGCCAATTTTGACACAGTAACCAAGACCATAAAATGAGCGCAAAATTAAATGTTGACATAGTCGCCCAATTAAAAGACTTTAATAAAGCCATGACTGACCTAAAATCTCAGGTCAATGACATGGGGTCGAACATTGAAAAAAACAATAAAAAATCAGTTGAGTCGACGAAAAAAATGTCAGGCGCTTTTGCCGAAGTTGGTAAAACAATGGCTGGACTTTTTGCGGTAGACCAACTTGTTAATTTAGGTAAAAAAATTCTTGACACGACGGTTGAATTCCAAAAAATGGAGGCGGTTTTAACTACTGCGCTTGGCAGTAATTCGGCGGCTCAATCGGCAATGGACCAAATTGTAAATTTTGCCTCGTCGACACCTTTTCAAGTAAACGAATTAACCGACGCTTTCGTAAAACTAGCCAACCGCGGATTTATTCCGACCATGGAACAAATGAGACAATTGGGCGACCTTGCCTCGTCTGTTGGTAAGTCATTTGACCAGTTGACTGAAGCCATTTTGGACGCTCAAAGCGGCGAATTTGAACGATTAAAAGAGTTTGGTATTAAAGCCAGCCAGCAAGGTGACGTTGTCCAGTTTACTTTTAAAGGGATAACGACTGAGGTTGAGAAATCAGATAAGGCAATACAAGCATACTTGTTGGGCCTTGGTGATTTAGAGGGCGTTGCTGGATCAATGGAGGCTATTTCCAAGACTACAGGCGGCACAATTTCAAACTTAGAGGACAATATCACCCAACTATTTAAAAGCATAGGTGAGTCATCTAGCGGATTTATTAATTGGTTTGTCAAAGATTTAAACAACGTTATTTCGTCCCTTAGAAATATGGGCGAAATTATGGAGTTAATGAACCCATTTAAAAACTTGGCAGAGTCTAGCGACGAAGCAAGGACTTATTTGTTAAAAGTTAACGATTCAACTGACGATTTAACGCGAACAATTAAAGACGCGGCGTCTGAGTTTGATAATTTAAGCCTTTCGTTTTTAATAAGTGGTGAAGGCCAAACTAAATTCTTAAACGAAATGATTCGTTTGGGCAATACTGTTGAAGATTCAAAAGCGCTTTATACTACATACGTTAAATTAAGAAAAGAGCAAGCAAAATCTGAGCAAGAATTGGCTGGCGCAACTGCCACCACAACGGCGGCAACTCAAAAAAACACGGCCGAAGTTGAAAAGCAAGCGGCGGCTAGACAAAAAGCGCACGAACAAAGAGTTGAACAACTAAAAAGAGAAGAGGAAGCCATACAAAAATTATCTAGAAGTTACGAAATAGGATTTGAAGACATAACTTTTGCAACAAAAGATTTTAACGAACGCATCCAAAACTTAGCGCTTGGTTTAAAAAATGATGGAGCAACAACGACCACGGCAGAAACTCCAAATTTAGCGGAGGGGATTACCTACACTCCCGAAATGGACGAAGCGGACAAGTTGCACATTCAAAACGCAATGTTGTTAAACGAACAATTTAAACAGCAAAGAGATTTGGGCCTTGAAATGTCAGGCATTTTTGGGCCTATGTTGGCTCAATCATTTACAGAAATGTTTGAAACTGGAAAATTTGGCTTTGCATCTTTGTTGGATGGACTTAAAAAAATGGCTATTCAATTAGCGGCTACTGCTGCGGCTGCATTTGCTTTAAACATTTTGCTTGGCGGTATTGGTTTGTCAGGATTTGGCGCTGGATCAGGGGGATTTAAAAAGATTCTTGGCGGCATGGGTGGAGGCGGTCCGCTTGGAGGTCTTATTCCTTTTGCCAATGGAGGTATTGTGTCGGGACCAACGCCAGCGCTTGTTGGTGAATATACAGGCGCGCGCACGAATCCTGAGGTCATTGCACCTTTGTCTAAATTGCAAAATATGATGGGCGGAAATGTTACCTTTACAATCAGCGGCGACAACTTAGTTGGAACGCTAAACCGAGCAAATAAAACAAGAGCGAGAAAATTCTAACCAATGGCATACGGCTTAAAATACACGATTCCATTTAAAGACGTTGACAACTATTCGAACGTCGTTGAGATTTACCAGGACGGATTTGTAGGTACATCAACCGAGTTGATTGCAACAGACGTGCCAGCGGTTCATACTTACGAACGCGAGGACAACGAGGACCTCACGACGCCGATTATGTCGACCACGTTTACAATTAGTTTTTACTCAACAGAAACGACCGATTTTAGGAATTTCTTTAGTTATTCAGATCGTGAGTTTTTGGTTGTGCATAAATTTGAGGGCGACGTTGTATTTAAAGGCTACTTGCTTAACGACATTACTGGCGAGCCATTCCAAGACCCTCCTTACCCTGTTGTCGTTACCGCAACCGACGGATTGGCGCAACTTAAAGAGGTTGCTTTGGTTGGTCCAAGCGTAGACACGGAACTTGGCAGCCTAATATTTGAGCAATTAAACCGCTTAGAATTAGACTTAGATATTGAGGTTTGTAATGACCTTTACGAGGGCCTAGTAATGGACAACACAAAGTCAATTTTCGACCAGGCGGTTGGCGAACAATTGCTAATCCAAGAGTTTACTTTTGACGAGTTAGGGCTAAATGCTTACGATTTTCTTTTGGAAATTTGCCGAACTTTTGGCTGGATTTTGCTACAAAAAAACGGCCGTTGGTTAATCCAAAGACCAATAGCAAGAAACATTGAGGGGACAACTATTTACGTCCATAGTTACGTTGACGGCTCAGTTATTTCTAGTTTTGTAAATAACGCGATTGATTCGGCAAAAGAATGGTATTCTAATTCGGTTGGGTCTTTTCCATATAGTGGCATTGCTTACGGAAATAACAAATTTGTGGCAATTTCAAATGGATCATTTACTTTAAGGCATTCAAATGACGGCGTTACATGGTCAAACGTAACAATTGGGTCCTATGGATTGTCAGGAATAACCTACGCAAATGGAAAATTTGTTGCCGTTGGAGGTGAATTTTCGGGTATTGATTTAATCGCAAACATTCAGGTTTCAACTGACGGAGTAAACTGGACTCGTTACACGCCGTTTACAAATGGACCAGCGCCAAAAGCAATTACTTACGGCAATGGATTATTTGTTGTCGTTGCAAATGGAGGCGGAAATAGGGTAATAACCTCACCTGACGGAATAAGTTGGACATTACGCAACGCATCTGACAACAATAGTTGGCAATCCGTAGCGTATGGCAATGGGAAATTTGTCGCGGTGGCAAATACAGGCACCAACCGAGTAATGTATTCGACAGATGGAATTAACTGGACTGGTGTAAATGCAAATTTAGGCTCTAACGCAATCACATTTGCCGAGGGAAAATTTACAACTGGCACGCATTATTCAACCGACGGAATTACTTGGATAAACACTAATATTTCGCCAATTATTCCGTTTGGAATTACTTACGGAAATGGAATTTTTGTTGCCGTTGGCCAGGCTGGAACAAACAGAATCGCAATAAGCGAGGACGCAATTACATGGCAATTGGTTGCTGCGCCTGAATTGACAACTTGGAATTCTATTGCTTATGGCGATTCAAAATTTGTTGCTTTGGCAGATTCAGGAACTAATCGGTCCATGCTTAGTTACTCAAATCAATCTGAGGAAATGCAAACAATTGCCGACCAAACAAACGCATCGACAAATTGGATTCCAGTAGGCGGCGACCAGTTGTTACAATACCAACGGCCAATCAAAAAACTAACTTTAACCCAGGGCGATTTGGGCCAATCAATTATTACCAATGGCGAATCGTTTAACGAATCCAGTTGGTTTTTGGAGGGTCCTTATAAACCTTACGACTGGACAATAACGCCTGATCCTGACACGCCAGTAATACAAATTTTTCCAAATAATATTCCAGCGCAAACGGGTTACGACAACGAGCAAGGCGTTTCGTGGGACATTAGATTTATGCCAAATGGCGAAGAGACGGACGAGCCAATTATTTCAAAGCCTGTTTTCTTGGATTTTGCTGGATTAAGTTTGGATTTAGAAGTTGATATTAACTACTTGACCTCTGCCAGCGGCATGGCTATTGCGGTAAAGCACGTCGATTCTAGCGGAACAACTAGGTATTTAGGGACCACAATCGTTGGCAGTTTAAACCTTTTGGCATGGGACGAAACTTACTACACGTTCGTTTTTTACTCAACAAAAGACGACGATACGCGCAAGTTTAAACTTTCAAGTTTTGTGTTGCCAACGGCTGGCTTTTTGTCAATTGAATTAAAGTATTTCGGAGAGACTGGCAGCGCAACAGTAACCGCGGCAAAAATAATTCCAACCTTTGAAGGAAAGAAAAACCCAAGCGAAGTAAAAAAGGTTTATGAAACGGCTAGGGCTTACACTAGTTTGCGCGACGATACTTTAACGTTTAGCGATTTGTGCATTACTGCGTCGAAAAACTGGCTTAGAATAGGCGATTTGCCAGCCATTGTTTTTGTCGAAAAGTCATTGGCTGGAACGCCAGGAATTATTCAGGTGCCAAGCGGTGCAGTTACCCAGGTTAACCGACTGACTGACACTTTAGGAGCCAATACGCTTAATTTCTCAGGCGGAACGGTGACGGGACAATACCAGCGCCAATTTGTGGCAGCCAGCACGTTTACAATTGATTCTGTTTTTATTTTAGTTAGCAGTTTGTCGGGTAATCCACCGCCGCCAAGCGCTCAATTAAACGTGTCTGTTACAACAATTAGCAGCACGCAAAGAAATGTAACAATAACCTTTAACGGTTACGATTACACAGGCGAGGCTAACGTACAAATTCAGGTCTTTTTGAAAGATTCAAACGGAAACAATTACCAAACCTCGACGTTTTTGTTGCAAGTCAATGCTAACGGGACCATTACCTACACGCAAACAAATATTTCGTTTGAAAACCAAGCGCTTTTGGGCGGTTATTCGCCGCGTTTGCGCGATTGTTACGCGCGTAATGTTTTGAGTATATACAACGCTTTAAGTTACCGCTTAGAGGGGTCCTTTAGACGCAAAGGCGACACCTTTGGGACTGGTTATATAACCAATCAACTACTTTATACTGGCTATTCCACGGTCCGTTTGCAAGTCATTGGCTGGGAATACGACTTGGCAAGTCGCGTGGCAAGAATTACCTTTGGACAAGTACCGACGGCGTACGTTTACCCTATTAATTAATTATGGCAAATAGACGGTTTATAGATTTTCCCATTGCGGCAAGTGTTGGCGACAATGATATTGTATTAATTTGGCAAGACGGACTAAACAAACAGACGACCAAGGCAACGCTTTTGCAAGGTTCGCCACAAAGTTTGGCTGGATTAACCGACGTCGACATTGCTGGCCTAACAAATGGTCAGATATTGCAATACAATAGCACCTTGGGCAAATGGGAGAACGTAGATAGGACCGACATAAATTTAAGCGAGTTGGGCGACGTTACCATTGTGGCGCCAACCAATGGACAGGTCTTGGTTTATAACTCGTCGACCTCTAAATGGGAAAATTCAAGCGGCGGTTACGTCCCTTATACTGGCGCCGTTACTACGGTTAACCTTGGCGCTCAATCCATTTTGGCTGGCACCTTTGTAAAGGCTGGCGGAACGTCTGCACAATTTCTAAAGGCGGACGGCTCGGTTGATTCCACGGCCTACGGGACTGGATCAGTAACCTCTGTCGGTCTAACAATGCCAAGCGCTTTCAGCGTGGCAAATAGTCCAGTAACAACGGCTGGGACTTTGGCCGTTACTGGCGCTGGCACGGTTGGGCAATATATTAGAGGCGATGGCTCTTTGGCTGACTTTCCAGCAACTACTGGCGGAGGCTCTTCAGTTAGTTACTATTTGAATGGTTCGGTTAGCCAAGGCACAATTGGTGGCGTTGCTTATCGTGAAGTTAACAGAACGCCAATTTTTGGCGCTGGAACAGATATAACCACAAGCAGTAACGGCTACATTGCCAATTTTATAACAGATGCTGGCGACCCGAATAAATTAGAAATTCCAGCTGGAAATTGGAACTTAGAAACCTATTTCAGCGCGTCAAGTGGCGGTGGCTCACCGACTTTTTACGTCGAGCTTTACAAGTACGACGGCACAACATTTACTTTAATTGCAACCAGTAGCGGAACCCCTGAGTTAATTGCGTTTGGAACTAACATCAACCCATATTTCAGCACGTTAGCGGTGCCACAAACAACGCTGGCTTTAACAGATAGGCTGGCGCTTAGATTCTATGTAAATACCTCAGGACGCACAATTACTTTGCATACTGAGAACAACCATTTATGCCAAATAATTACCACGTTTACTACTGGTTTAACGGCTTTAAATGGGTTGACCGCTCAGGTGCAAAACTTTGCAACTGGGACAACTGGAACGGACTTTAACATTGCCAGCGCAACGGCAACGCATACCTTTAACTTGCCGACTGCAAGTGCTACAAATCGAGGCGCTTTAAGTTCGACCGATTGGACTACATTTAACTCTAAGATAGGAGGCACACTAGCGACAGGTCAAGTAGCCTTTGGAACTGCTGCCAATACTATTGGGGGGGATAACGGATTGTTTTGGGATAACACAAACAAGCGTTTAGGAGTTGGGACGAATGCGCCTACAACTGCTTTAGATGTAAAATCTTATGTTAAAATAGATACTTATGCTGCTGGAACAACTTTACCAAATCTTGCTGGTTATTTAAGAATAGAATCAGAAGCTAAAACAGGATGGGCACCTAATGATGAGCTAGGAAAAATTGAGTTTTTCGGAAAAGACACTTCAGGCATTGGCCCTAGAAATGCCGCAAGTATTAGGGCAATAAATAGCCAAGGTAATGGAACGACCACAACAACATTTAATGGTGAACTTGCTTTTTACACTTCTGATGCTAATGCTTTAGAAACTGAAAAAGTACGAATTACTAGTACAGGAAATTTACTAGTTAATACAATAAACGAAGGCATTTATGTAACTAGGTCATCTGAAAATGCTTTTGGTTCTCACGTTAGAGCTAGAAAAGCAAGAGGAACAGTAGCTGCTCCAACTATTGTTTTAAATGGAGATACTGTTGCAAATTTAACATTTGAGCCTTATAATGGTACTGCTTTTTCAGAAGCAACAGGAATAAGAGGAGTTGTTAATGGAACAGTTAGTGTAGGTGTTACTCCAACTGATTTAGTATTTTCAGCAGGTTCAAATGGAACAGTAGTTGTTAACGAAAGATGGAGAATCACCTCAGCAGGCATCCTTCAATCCAACGGAGCTCAGACTATTCAAACCTCAACTGGTCTTTTATCATTACAAGCCAACGGAGGCAATGTAGGTATCAACACCACCACAGACGCAGGCTTCCGACTAGATGTTAATGGGTCTACTCGTTTCAACGGCTTATCAACTATCCAAGGTACTGCTGCATCTGACTCAGGGCAGTTAGGTGCTGAACTGCTAACCACAGGCACAGGCGATGCATCTTGGACAGGAACATCATTTGCTACAGGATACACGCACGTTGTAGGGTCTACTACTACCTTGACAAGCACACTTGCAGGTGTAGTCAATACCTTCTATCAAATCACCTACACAGTAACAGGCAGAACGGCAGGTTCATTTACAATTGCCTTTGGAGGCTTTACTTCTGCTGCATTAACTGCAACAGGAGCAGTAGGACCACAAGCAACCACAACAGGAACGCTTGTCATTACTCCGACAAGTGATTTTAACGGAACGATTGTTTTGTCAATTCGGACTATTTCAACGTCAAGTGCTAGTGTTACATTTAATAATAATAGTGGCACAGTTACTAATCAGATAAGAATTAGTAGCATAAACACAAATACTTTTGTTGGGCTAAATGCTGGAAGAACAAACACAACAGGAGGCTCTAATGCTTTCTTTGGTGTAAGCGCTGGTCAAAATAATACAACGGCAAGCCAAAACTCTTTCTTTGGTGCAAGTGCTGGTCAAAATAACACAACAGGAGGCTCTAATGCTTTCTTTGGTACAAGTGCTGGTCAAAATAACACAACAGGAGTTGCAAATGCTTTCTTTGGAACAAGCGCAGGACAAAATGTTACCACAGGTGGAGATAATACTATTATTGGAACGCAAGCAGGTAGAAATGCTACAACAGGAATTTTTAATACCTATATTGGTTCTGTTGCAGGTAGAGATAATGGAACAGGCTCACGAAATGTTTTTATTGGAAGACAATCAGGAACATTTATAGCCAATGGAACAACTGCTTTAACTATTGCAAATAACTCTATTTTTATTGGTTTTGATACAAGAGCTAATGCAGACAGTCAAACAAATCAAATTGTAATTGGTGACCAAGTTACAGGCTTAGGCTCAAACACTACTGTGCTAGGCAACTCATCTACTACTCATGGCAGATGGTACGGAAACTTGTTGATAGGTACAACTACCAACGCAGCGAGTTCAATCCTAACAATGGAGTCAACTACCCAAGGCTTTCTACCTCCACGTATGACTACAACTCAAAGGAATGCGATTGCATCTCCAGCGACAGGTCTTGTAGTATATGACACAACATTAAACGACCCATTCTATTATAATGGAACGGCTTGGACAATGTTTCAGGATGGTATTACGCTTACCACAACAGGAACAAGTGGAGCAGCTACTTTAGTAGGTACTACATTAAATATCCCTCAGTATCAAGCAGCTTTAACCAACCCAGTTACAGGAACAGGTACGAGCGGACAAGTTGCTTACTTTAATGGAACAAGTAGCATAACAGGAGAGTCTAATCTATTTTGGGATAGTACGAATGATAGACTTGGTATTGCTACAAATTCACCTTTACACAGACTGCAAATAACGCAGGCGGTGGATGGCTCTTATCCTACTTTGGGAACAGGTAAAGGAGCATTATTTGTTGCAGGCGATACTAATCTATATGGTTTGTATTTAGGCATAAATACAACTGATGGAAACTCTTGGTTTCAAGCAATGCGTAATAATACCGCTACTGCTTATAATATTGTATTAAATCCAGTAGGTGGCAACGTAGGGATTGGAACGACTTTGCCAAATTCAAGGTTGCACGTTGCTGGAGATTTTAGAACAGTATTAACTTCAGGGGTTGGTGGTGATACTTTAATAGCCGCAATAAATGGAGTTTCAAATGGTTATATTATTAATGTTGATACCAGCAATAATATAACGCACACTTGGAATACTGGAGCAAATGCAGCCGCTTTAAGAATTACTCCAGGCGGAAACCTACTTGTCGGCACGACAACGGACGTTGGGGCAAAACTTTACGTCAATGGCGGAATCAGAACGGCAAACCCAACTGGAAGCACGTCAAACGATTGGCTTTTGGGTCGCGCTTTGGTTTCGGGTTCGTCAACACCTGACCGCTGGATTAGAGTACAAATAGGAAATCTTTATTACGACATTTTAGCCGTATATATGGGAAGTGTTTAAACAACTTAAAATAAAAAACAAATGAAACCAATTGAACCAGTAACCGCGTGGAAAAATGGCGAGCAATTAGAGGCTAATTTGCTAAACGCCTACATTATTAACGACAACCTTGCAACGTCTTGCTCTTTTTACTATTCGCTAAATACTAGCGGAGACGGAACAGAGGCAATGCCTTTGGTATTGGGCCAAGTCGTGGCCGAGGGAAATTTAACAATTAGCGGAGACTATTATTTGGCTTGGGATGGAAATAACGATTACGCATTTACCTATATTGCTGAAAAATTAAACCTAACCCTAATTTAAATTTATGATTGTAAATTTAGCAATCGCCTTGCAAGACATCGAAGGCAACAAAATCACGAACGAAAACGGCGACCAAATGCTGCTTAGCAAAATGGTCGGAAACGCTTTGTTTAGCGCTGAGGAAAAAGACGACCCGATTCGACTTTACGAGTTGGCCAAGAAAATTTACTATTCTGAAGGCGACATTGAACTAAGCAAAAGCGACGCCGATTTGATTAAGGAAAAGGTCAAGGCTAAAGGCTTTACTGTGCTTGTTTTAGGGCCGCTTTACGAGGCTTTAAAGGAAAAGTAATGGTAAACCACCACCAACAATTTAGAGGGCTAGAAATAGCCCTTTTTTATTTGGTTTAAAATACTTTATTTTTGGTAAACGAATTAATTAAAAATGCAATGCACCACATTCCTCCTTTTGAACAAGTCTTAGGCTTAGGCATAATTGGCACGCTTGCCTCGATTATTGATATGAACGAAAGCTTAAAATTTCTTATTCTGCTTTTAACGTTTGTCGGTTTGGTTGTGAAGTTGTGGGAACAAATCAAAAAAAGCGAGTTTTTCCTAAAGGACATCCAAGGCATTTGGAAAAAAATCTTTAAAAAGTAATGGCAAAGGCGGTACAAGCAACTAAACCAACCTCCTTTGGGAAAAGAAGACACGGCAAAGCAAAAAAAGCCTATTCCAAAAGTGAGCAAAAGCCAAAAAAATATCGTGGACAAGGACGCTGAAAAATCAAAATACATCCGCCTAGGAATTTGGGCGGTTTTTTTAATTGTGGTGAGTGGTATTGCCGCTTTTTTTCTACCTGAGCATTCCGTAGCGTCGTTTTTTGACCTACTCAAAACAATAATAACCAGCCTAATCCTATAAATGGAAGTAAAAAGAATTTCGAGGAATTTGCACCAAATTAACCTTGGCCAAACTGAGTCCAAAATTGCTTTATTGTCGGACATACATTGGGACAATCCTAAATGCGACCGCGAAAAATTAAAGCGACATTTAGACTATTGCAAAGAGCAAGCCATTCCTATCTTTATCAACGGCGATTTCTTTTGTTTAATGCAAGGTAAGTACGATCCAAGGCGAAGCAAAAAAGACGTTTTGCCCGAACATAACAAGGCAAACTACATTGACGCAGTAATTGAGGACGCCGTAGATTGGTGGACACCTTACGCGCATTTGTTAACCGTTATTGGTTACGGAAACCACGAGACGGCAATTATTAAGAATTTAGAAACTGATCCTTTGCAGCGCTTTGTTGACTTGCTAAACTATACGAATAAAACGAGCGTTTTTACTGGCGGTTATGGCGGCTGGCTTGTTATTAAAAGCCAAGTTGAAGGCAATACCTACATTTCTAAGATGCTTAAATATTTCCACGGCTCAGGGGGGGGTGGAGTCGTTACCAAAGGCGCCATTAACTTGACGCGTGCGCTGGAACTTTACGAAAATATGGACATTTTTATAATGGGCCACATCCACGAAAACGCCAGCCGTAACGATGCAAGGGATACCGTACAATATAACCCAGGTAAGCATTGCCACGAAATTGTGCAAAAGCAAATCCATTTGGCAATTACTGGCGCTTATAAAGAAGAATTTGAGGACGGCTTTGGAGGCTGGCACGTTGAACGTGGCGCCCCTGTTAAACCAACTGGCGGCCGAATTCTAACCTTAGACGCAAGCAGAATAAGAAGCCAGCAAAATGACTATTGGGAAATGCTGGTTGATTCTTGTAAATTTCCGATATGAAACTCTCGACCAACTTTAGCCTCGACGAATTTGCCAGCGCTGACGGAACTGCGCCAAGCGGTGAAGTGCTTAAAAACTTGACTGAGTTAGCCAAGAATTTAGAGGTATTGCGCAAGCATTTGGGCCAGCCTATTCGCATAACGTCAGGCTTTAGAAGTAAGGAACACAACGCAAAAATCGGCGGCGCTTTAAATAGTTACCACGTTTTAGGAATGGCGGCCGACATCCAAGTTGCAAAAGTGAAACCTGAAGACGTGGCAAAGGCGATTGAGTTATTGATAAAAGACGGAAAAATAAAAGAGGGAGGTTTGGGTATATACCGAACTTGGGTGCATTACGATATTAGAGGGACAAAAGCACGCTGGAAAATATGAAATCAATAATTGAGTTTAATTTGCCCGAGGAAAACGACAATTTCCAAGCCGCCATAAATGGCCACAAATACAAAAGCGCCATTTGGGATTTTGACCAATTACTTAGATCGGAAATGAAATATAAAGATTTGCCAAACGACACTTATAAGGCTTACAAATTTTGCCGCGAGGAGTTAAGAAAAATATTACTAGAGGACAATTTATTTATCGAGCAATAATGCCATTACCTAAGCCAAAACCAGCCGAAAGCCAAAGCGATTTTGTCGCTAGATGTGTCGTTGACCCAGTAATGGAGCGCGAATTTCCCCGAATGGATCAGCGGTTGGTAGTTTGTTACGTTCAATTCAAAGGCAAAAAATGAGAGAATTACTAGATGACGAGCGGATAAGAATTGCAATTGTTTCGTTTTTAATTGGCGTTGTTTTGGCGTTTGTCGTTTATCCAAAGCCTGAGTTTGAAACGGTCTACAAAACAAAAACTGAGCGATTGACCGATACGCTTTACATTACATCAACCGATACGGTTTACATTCCAAAAACCAGGATTAAAACCCAGGTTTTACGCGATACGGTACTAATCGATTTTAAGCCACAAATAAGCCGTTTTAGGACTACTTTTCCAAGCGACTATGGTAATACCTATATTAATGGCGAAGTCCTCGGAGAGGTGCTTAAAATGACCGCTACGAACGATTTTAAAATACCAGTCGTGACGAATACAATAACCGAGACAAAAACCGAAACAATCGTCGTAAAGCCTAAAGGAATTTACTTGGGTGCTGGCGTTAATTCATTGATCCAGCCTAGCGCGTCAGTCTCTTATTTAGACAACAAATATTTGTTTACCTACCAATTCCAGCCATTTCAAGGCGTGCATCAAATCGGCGTGGCTAAGAAGATTTTTTGAGGGTAAAAAATTGTAAAATTTACCTTTGTTATTCGGTTGTTATCCGAGTTAGCCGCTAATTTTTAGCAATACCAGGTAACCGATTAAATCATTTACAACGTCCTCGTCGTCTTTTTCCAATGATCCGTTTTTAATTCGCTTTAGTTTGTCGTCAATTCTTACAAGTAGGCCCTCTTTTGCGGACAACTGACTAAACACGCCAAGCGGCTCAAGTGCTGAGTTGCCGTACTTAAGATTTTTAGCAATTAGCAAGTCGCGTATTTCGTCAAGCGCTTGCCCAACTTGCACGGCAAAAAAGGTGTTATGCATTTATAAAAATTTTAATAAGGCAAATTAATACCATAATCAATCCAAACATCGTTGGCGTCTTTTTCAGATTTCGCTTGGTTATAAAACGTTTTAAAGTCCAAGTATTTTTCGCCTTTAACATATTGGCTGGATTTAAATTTTGATTTTCCTTTTTTGACTAGCAAGCCGTCAGCAAATAGAACGTAAAATTCGTTTTCAGCAACGGCCTCGTTAAACTCTAAATATTGTAACCACCAATCGGATGGCTTTCGGTTTTCGTCTAGTACCTTGGATGCAACCAGGTACCCAAATGGGTTAATAATTTCCGCTTGTTCCATACGCAAGATAAAAGCAATAAAAACGACACGAAAAAAAAATGCTGGCTTTTGTTGAAAAAAAACTTACTTATTTTTTTGAATCTAATTTATTTGTTTAATTTCGTGTATTCATTTAACTCAAAACACCTATGAATTACGAGCAAGAAAGTTATTACGACCAAGAAATTGAGTTTACCTATGAGGGTAAAACTTACTACTGGCAAGGCGACTACACGGTTGCCAACTGGGGCGACGACGAAAGCGAATGGGCGCCAGCATACGGCGAGGTTGAAATTTCAATTGATTACACGGCGAGTTTATCTTATAACGACGAGAAAACCGACGAGGTAATTGAGGTTAAACCAACGCCAAGCATTTTGGCAGAATTAGAAATTGAAATTGAACGTAACCTTTAAACAAACAAACACCTATGAAAGAATTAATTTCAATCCAAGCGGAGTTAAAGGCTCCAAAAAACCAGTACAATGCCTTTGGCAAGTACAAATACCGATCTGTCGAAGACATTTTGGAGGCCGTAAAGCCTTTGCTTTTAAAATACGGCTGCACCTTAATAATTGAAGACGAAGTTAAAGAGGTTGGCGGAATTGTTTTTATTGAGTCAACCGCAAGCATTCAAAAGGACATGGAGGGCCGAGCGGTAACGGCCCAGGCTGGCATCGACATAAACCGAAAGGGAATGGACGTGGCGCAGTCGTTCGGCTCGTCGTCTAGTTACGCTCGAAAGTACGCGCTTAACGGTCTTTTTCTTATAGATGACACGAAAGACCCTGACTCGACAAACGACCACGGCAAAGGTCCAGCGGTTACCAAGACCAAGCCAACAGACGAGCAATTTGCCTATTTGGTTAGATACCTAAACGGAACCGACGCGCAACGCAAGCAAGCCAAAGAGGCTTTGGTAAAATACGAATTAACACAGGAACAATTGGACACCTTAGACGGACTACTTTAATGGCAAGTTTATACGAAATTACACGGGAGGCGCTAGAGTTAGCCTCCCTATTGGAAACCGAAGAATTGACGCCTGAGTTGGAGCAAATGCTAATAATTAATCAGGATCAATTACAAGCAAAGGCTGGCAATTATGCCAAGGTAATTGCAAACATTCAAAGCGATGTTGACGCAATCGACAACGAAATAAAGCGTTTAAAAGCAATGAAAGAAAGCAAGGACCGAGCCATTACAAGGCTAAAGGACGCGGTTAAAAACGCAATGCTGGTAAGCGGTATTGAAAAAATAGAAAGTCCTCTGTTTAAACTTTTAATACGTCGCAGCGAAGCGGTCGAGGTTGACATTGTGGAGGCTTTACCAGGTCAATTTTTAAACGTCAAAAACGTAGTAACCGCGGACAAGGTAGCAATTAAGGACGCAATCAAACGCGGCGAGAATGTCTTTGGCGCTAGAATAGTCGAAAACTTTAACCTACAAATAAAATGAAATTGATTGTAAAAAATGGGACTTACGAGGCGGACACGCTTTGGCAGTTAATTATTGAGGTGCTAAAACATAGATTTTGGCACCTTAGAAAGCACGGAAAATGGATGGACTAAATAAAACTAAAATGATAAAATACACCTATTTAAACAAAGCAATTGAACGCCCAGGAGACTTGGCGCCAAAAGGCATCCGTTCAACTTACCAAAAAGAAAAATTACCATTTAACGAAACATTCGAAAGGCTATGGAAACTCAAGAAATAATAGACGAAGTAAAGCGCTTGTATATTGAAGGATTTACGCGCAAAAAGATTGCTGCAAAGATTGGGCTGGATGCCGAAAAAGTCGGCTACCTACTTTACACCAAACTAAAGTTGCATGAAATTTACCCGAGAAAGTTAATGGACGAAAACATTTTTAACATATTAACTGACCACCAAATTAATAGAATCCTTACGCTAGCGACTTACGGTTACAATTGCAGCGAAATTGCCGAGGATCAACAACTAGAATTCCGAAAGGTTAAAAAGTTGCTGGACGTTGCCCAGTCAAAAAATATGATTGAAAAAAAAGTATAAAATCTTTTTTATTTCTTAGATTAGTTTTAATATTGCTAAACTTTAAACCAAACACCAATGAAAAAAGTAACCAAAATAATCGGAAAAATCCTTTACATCATTTTTGCCTTTGCGCCAATCTTTGCGCTGGGCTACCTACTTGGCCTTAAATTATTGTAAACCTTTAAAACAAACACCTATGGAGACGATTAAAATTAAAGCACGCACTTACACAGAAAACGAGTTTGAAATTCCTAAGTATTTTAAAATCGCCCATCATTTTTATATGATCTTGGACGACAACAATTACTTGTTTGTTAAATCTAACTTGGACGAGTTTTTTTACCCCGAGATATCAATTGGCAAAAATGAGGCATTTGCCAGCCGCTGGATGCAATACCTACAAAGTCAGGATTTAATCGCAATTAGCGAACAAGAATTTAAAGACGAGTATACAAAAGCCAATGTTTTACTTTTAAACTTTGTTAATTAATGGAATCGACCGACTCACAAAACGCACTAATTAAAGGCTGGCTACTAAATGGCTATTCCTTAACTCAATTGGAAGCCCTAACCCAGTTTGGATGCTTTAGGCTGGCAGCCCGAATTGCAAACCTTAGAGACGAAGGTTTTCACATTATTACTGAAATGGTAACTTTGGAAAATGGTAAACGAGTTGCACGTTATACTTGTTTAAATAAAAAAATGCGCGAGGCTGCTGAAAAAATTAAATTGGATTTATGACACGCGAGGAAGCAATTTTGGAACTTAACCATAGGGCGACCCAAAAGTACTTGGTATACTTGGCGCTCCAAGAAATAATGCTTGATTACTACGAAGATGTGACAATGCTTAAGGCTTTTGATTGTGATCTAAAGACCAAACACAAAAATATGATTAACGCATTAAAGCGTAAGTCTACCGAGGCGTTTAGGTTTTTGGAAAATTACGACGGCGGCGAGGTAACTATTAAACAGTTCCACGAGTTCGTGAGTTTATTTGAGCGCTTGCACAATTCAATCGACCAGGGCGGTGCATTATTTCACGACTGCTTGGCAGCGATTGAGCAAATTTTAAACGATTATGAAAAGGCGCAAAGTAACGGATAAAGAAAAAGATTTAATCTTTGAAGGCTGGCAAGACCGAAAGCGAATTAAGGTTATTGCTGCGGAACTTGGCAGATGTTATGGCACAATTTATACTGAACTAAAGCGTCGGTATTTAGTTGGATAAATTAAAAATTGTTATATTTGTTTATCGAGTCATTTTTGAGGTAGGAGCCAAAAATGATTCCATAGGTTAACTAAACCTAGCCTGTCAGACTCCTACCTGGCAGGCTTTTTTGTTTTATGGAGGGTAAAAAATCTTTTGTATTGTACACGGATCAAAGAGAAGTCTTTGAGGAATTGAGCGACGAGGACGCTGGAAAATTGATTAAGCATATTTTTGCCTATGTCAATGACGAGGACCCAATAACAGACGATAAACTTTTAAAAGTTGCGTTTTTGCCAATAAAGACACAACTAAAAAGGGACCTAAAAACATGGGAAAACAAACAGGAACAACGAAAAGAAGCGGCAAAGAAATCCGTTGAATCTAGGCAACGAACGTTAACGAGCGTTAACGACCGTTCAATTTCGTTTGGTGTAAATGGTAATGTAAATGATAATGTTATTGTAAATGATAATGTTATTGTAAATGATAATGTAAATAAACAAATAAGCGCTGGCGCGTTTTTGTCTTTGGAAGATATTTTTATTGATTTTAAAAAAGAAAAACCTTTAAAGCGTCCGTATTTTGATAGAATGGCCCAAATACATTCTACCGATACCAAAACAATCGAAAAGCAGTTTGAAAAATGGGCAATTTTAAAAGAGGGAGAAAATATGACAATAGCCAAGGCTGAAAATAGTTTTAACCTTTACCTTGTAAACAATTTAAAAACGAGTTACAAGCCATCCGAAAAACCAAAAAGTCGAAACGTTTTCGACGAAATTTATGAAGATTTGCAAAAACAAAAACACCTAAAAAATGAATGAGATAATTTTAACGCACCTCCGCAAAATGGAATTTGTTTGTGGGCTTAAGCAGTTTAAAGAATACAAAAAAGAAGAAGCCAACGAATTGCTGGCTTGCCTTAGCAAGTTGTTTGGTTCCTATGGATGGATGACAGATCAGCGCGTTGACTATATTTTACACGCTGGAATGAGGGGCCAATACGGCGATTTTTACCACGTTAACGAAAAGACGGTAAGCGTTTGGATAAATCAATATTATGCACACCACCAAAGCCAAATAGTTCAGGAAGTCCAAGCGCTAAACAACAAGGAGCGTGAATATAGCAACGAGGAAATCGAACACTGGAAGGAAATTGGGCGCCAAACTTTTAGAGAGAATTACCAGCACGCCAAAGAAACTGGGACTTGCAGACACATTGCTGAATGGGGCGTTTATTGGTTTAACAGATTTCAAGAAAAAGGAATATTAAAGCCTTGGGAGTTTAACGTTGAAGAGTTAGAAAGCGACGTGCGCCGCGAATTGCGTTTAACAACGCGATACGTTGAAGAGTCAACAGTTGGGGCCAAAACCAAAAATAAGATTTGGAAATTGTTTATTTTACAGGCGATTAAAGAGAATAAAAATTTAGATCAATTAATTTAAACTAAACGACTATGTCAAAAATTTACGGCGGTAACGCAAAGATTATCCAAACAAAATTTGGCCAAATGACTAAGATTAGCCAAAGCAGAAGCGACTTAGAAAAATTGCTAAAGTACCTAAACGAAAACGATACTGAATGGGTTAACCTTGTTTTAAAAGAAAAGACCGAAAAGGTTGAGGGTAAGCCGACTCACTACTTAGAGGTTGACGAATGGAAGCCAGTTCAAGTGGCTAATAAAAACCAAGGCAATTTTAAGCCCGTTGAAAAGCGAATTGTTGAAAATGACGCCTTACCTTTCTAAATGAAAAAAAACGATTTGTATGCAATCTTTGTGGCGCTAGTGGGCATTTGCTTGCTAGTGCTGCTAAAAATTGCCAGCCTTTTGCTTTTTATAGTTTTGCTGGCATTGTGGACGTTGGCTTGGTCTTGGATTTACGAACGTTGTAAATGATTGTTTTTAAAATAAATGAAAAGCCTTTAAGCGTTAATTTGGCGTGGCAAGGAAAACGTTTTAAAACGCCAGCCTACAAACACTACGAAAAGGCAATGCTTTTGCAAATGCCGCCAAAAAAGATTGATCCTAACCAAATGTTAAGAGTCGAGTTTTTCTTTGGATTTAGCAACCAAGCGAGCGACTTGGACAACCCAGTTAAGTTGTTAATGGACATTGCGCAGAAAAAATACGGCTTTAACGATTCTAAAGTTTTCGAGTTAAACGTTCGCAAATGCATTGTAAAGAAAGGAGAGGAATTTATACAAATGGGAATTTATCCGCTTTTGCCTTTTTAACAAAAATCACCTTTATAACTTGGAATTAAATCGCAACCTTATATTTGCATAAAGATTAAGCAAATGAGCATTTACGAGGGTTTACTAATTAAGAAAGCACGAAAAGCCGCTGGTTACAACCAATTGGATTTGTGCAAGAAAATTGGATTGAGTCACGCGCCAATTAACCACGTTGAAAACGGATTGGAGTCAATCAGCCTTTTTAACTTGCGTAAAATATGCGACGAAATTGGTTTGGAGGTAGTAATAAAGCGAAAAGATGCCTAAAGGTTATCCGATTTCGAAACCCGATTACTCGCTGGAAATTCGTTACCGATTAAGAGATGGCAACTGGTCGCCTTGGTCGAACAAAGGCAAGGGAAAATTTGAGTGCATTGAACTTGTCCAGCGGCAAATTAGGACATTGGCAGCCGCTTACCAAGGACGTGAGAAAGAAGTTAGATTTGAATGGAATGGCAAACTTTGCAATTTTGTAGGTGAGCCAACAGGCCAAACGATTTTATTAATGTAGTTTTTTTGGGTTTATGTTTGTTAAAAGCCTTGGCTAATCAGTCAAGGTTTTTTTTCTAACTTTAAAAAAAAATAAAAATGCAGATCAATGATTTAGGTTTTTGGGAAACCACAGACGAAACAGGACACATTCACGACCGCAGTATTTGCGCCGCATTGTCGCAATATTTAGCCGATAAACAAGCCAAGACAGTTGTCGACTTTGGTTGTGGTTTAGGTGACTATGCAAAGGCTTTTAAAGCCGATGGTTACAAGGTGGAGGCATACGACGGAAACCCAAATACAGAAACGCTAAGCGGTGGAATTGCAAAGGTGCTGGACCTATCTAAACAATTTTATTTAGGCAAAAAATTTGATGTTGTTTTGTCTTTAGAAGTTGGCGAACATATTCCAGCGGAATTTGAAGAGCAATTTATTGACAACATTACCAAGCACGCCAAAAAGCATTTGGTTATTAGTTGGGCAATAGAGGGCCAAGGTGGAAGCGGTCACGTTAACTGCAAGAATAACGATTACATAATTGGCCAAATTGAGGATCGTGGATTTAAATTTAATTTTAACGATAGCGAAAAGATTAGAAAGGCCGCAACAAATGCGTCGTGGTTTGGATACACAATCATGGTATTTGATAAGGTCTAACTTTGGTTAGACTTTTTTTTATTTTTGACAATCGATTAACCGATTTAAAACGATGGCTGGAAAAGGCGGATATATACCAGGCTCGGGCAGAAAGCCAAAGGCCGACGAGATTAAGATAATTGAACAAATGGACGCGATAGCAGTCCCTGAGGACGCTTGGCGTGCGCTTTGGGTTAAATGCCAAGACGGCGACATTCAGGCAATCAAATGCTGGCTTAATTATCGTTTTGGAATGCCAAAGCAAGTCGTTGACGTAACAACCCAAGGCGAGAAAGTAACGCCGCCAATCGAATGGATAAAATCCAAATAATTGACAAATACGAATCGCTATTTTTAGAGACGCCCAAAACGCGTTATTACCTAATTACTGGCGGTCGTGGCTCGGGTAAGTCGTGGACCTTGTCCATGTTTCTATTAAATCTGACTTACGAGGAGGGCCACGTTATTCTGTTTACCCGTTGGACGTTGACGAGTGCGTTTATTTCAATTATCCCTGAATTTATCGACAAAATTGAGTTGATGAATAAAGCGGAGGACTTTGAAATTACGCAAAGCGAAATTATAAATAAGGCCACAGGATCAAAGATTTTATTTAGAGGCATAAAGACCAGCCAAGGGACCGCAACGGCTAATCTGAAGTCAATTGCTGGCGTTACGACTTTTATTCTTGACGAATCGGAAGAATTAATGGACGAGGACGTTTTTGACCGCATCGACCTTTCAATTCGTGCCGTAAATAAGCCAAACCGCGTTATTTTAGTAATGAATCCAAGTTATAAAAGTCATTGGATTTATAACCGATTTGTAAAGCATACGCGCAACGATACCAGTTACATTCATACCACTTATTTAGACAACGAGCATAATTTGAGCCAGTCATTTATTGACCAAGCGAAGCGCGTTGAACAAGAAAACCTCCACCGATACGAGCATTTGTTTTTGGGTAAGTGGCTAGACGATGCAGAGGGATTGCTATGGAATCGACCGATTATTGAACGCGCAAGGGTAAGCGCAAAGCCTGAATTGGCACGCATTGTAGTTGCCATTGATCCAGCGACGACCGCATTAATGGGCAGCGACGAAACTGGTATAATGGTTTGCGGAAAAGACGCCAACGGAAAAGGTTACGTTTTAGAGGACCTAAGCGGCAAATATTCACCAACGGAATGGGCAACAGTTGCCTTACAAGCGTTTAAAAATTGGAATGCTGACTGCGTGGTTGCTGAAAAAAACCAAGGCGGTGACATGGTCGAAAACGTTTTGAGGTCGCAAAACACGACCGCAAGAATAAAACTTGTAACCGCTACCAAAGGAAAATTTGTAAGGGCCGAGCCAATTTATTCGCTTTATGAGCAACACAAAATATTTCACGTTGGCAGTTTTCCATTATTAGAGAATCAAATGGTTACCTTTGAACCTGACAAAGGCAAATCGCCTGACCGCGTCGACGCAATGGTTTGGGGATTTACTGAATTGATGTTAACAAGCCAAGATTTTTGGCACGTTTAGGATATTGAATCATTTTTTTATTTTATTACCCTATTTTTACAAAAAAAGACGCACGGAATGAATTACATTGATAGAATTAAAGCAGCGCTAGGCTTTAACCAAAAAGATTCCACATATTTAAACGCGGTTTTTCCTTACTTAGGAAATAACGTGATTTGGACCGCACCAACAACGCAAAATTTTATCGAAAAAGGTCTTTACCTTAACTCTGACCTTTACGCAATTATCAACTTAATCATTAACAAGGTAAGCACAGCGCCAATTGTTGTTTATGAAGTAAAGGACCAAAAGGCTTTGAATTATTACAAGTCAATGAGTCGCAACTTTGACAACTCAGGCGCTAAATTCCAGGCCGAGCGACTTAAGACTAAAGCCTTGGAAGAAGTTCACATTCCCGAACTTGAGAAACTATTTAAAAAGCCAAACGAATTCCAAACTTGGGACAACCTTTTAAAGGAAATTGCGGCATTTCGTCTAATTACTGGCAACGCCTACATCTACGGCGCTAGACGTGGGGAGCAACCAAACGCTCCAATTATTGCTTTATATTCGTTGCCAGCGCAGTATATGGAGATTATTTCAGGCGGTTTAAACCAACCGATTAAGGAATATCGATTAACCTATAACGGTTATGAGCGCATCAATGCCAATAACGTTGGACACCTAAAAAATATTAATTTAAGTTATACCGCTGGAACTGCTAACCATCTTTATGGCGCCTCACCTTTGCGTTCTGCCGTTCGTGATCTAACAACCTCAAACGATGGTAAGCAAGCGCTTTTGTCTATGCTTCAAAACATGGGCGCGCGCGGTATCTTAACAGGGGACGGAACGGTTAACATTACACGCGAGCAAGCGCAAGGTCTTAAGGAAGATTATTCTAACAATTACCAGGGTTCCAATCGTGCTGGCGACGTAATTATTACGCCAGCGAAATTGTCTTGGGTGCAAATGGGAATGAACGCGGTTGATATGTCAATCATTGACACGCAAAAAGTTATTTTACGCTCATTATGCCGCGTTTATGGCGTGGATGCTAAATTGCTAGGCGATACTGAGGCCAGCACGTTTAATAATACCGAAACGGCTTACAAGGCTCTAATTAATAACGTTGTCCGTCCGTTGCACATTGAAATTAGAGACGTGCTTAACAACTGGCTTTTGTCCTCGTATGGTAACAAAAATCTTTTCTTGGATTTTGATTACATGGCATACCCTGAAATGCAAGACGACATGGACAAACTTGTTGGCCAATTATCCCAGGCTTGGTGGTTGACGCCAAACGAAAAGCGCGCGGCCATGAATTACGGCGAGTTTGAAAATACATTGATGGAGCAGCCATTTATACCGCAAGGTTTAATGACCTTGTCTGAGTTTTCCGAGCAACCTATTGACGACGTAGACAACTTGGGAGATTATGCCCAATCCAACTAAAAAAGATTTAGCGCTTGCAAAGCAATTGGATGCATTGCAGAGACGTTACGAGAAGCGGTACGAAAAGCAGATTTACACGGCTTTAAAGAAGCAAATGCAGCCTTATTTGGACGCTATTAAAGAGGCGCCAGGTAATTTAAACGAGTTCGACTTAATTAGTCCAGCGCCGTTGGCCGATACTTTGGAGAATCTCTACGTTGTGGCTGGCACGGCATACGCTGAGGCCATGTATAACGCAATACAACCGCCAACAAAAGCGACAAAAGAAGCGTTACGCGCTGGCTGGCGTGACTTTATGCGCCTATTTGCAGTCAAAAACTTGCCGCAAACGTTAATAGAGATCAACAGAACAAGTCAAAAGATAATCCGAAACATTGTTTTAGGCGGATTAAACGAGGGACTTGGCGCGCTAGAAATTGCCCGAAATATTGAGCAATCTGTTGCGGTAATATTTAGAAACCGTGCCAAGTTAATTGCACGAACGGAAATGGTAACTGCAACCAATGTGGCCGCAATGGAGTCTTCTAAAACGTCGGATTTCATGTACGAAAAGAAATGGATTCCAGCGACCGACACGCGCACGCGACCTGACCATGCAGAAATGAGGTCTAAGCCTTGGATTCCATTTGACGAAAATTTTATTGTTGGCG